TATATGTTGTTAATATAACTTGTATCGCTATGCAAATCCATACCTATTAGACAGATGTAAGCAAAACCTTTTGTAGCTGCTATTGCTGCTGCATTAGGTCCACTGCTATATCCTTGCCAACGTTTGTCTAAGGGTAAACTCGTATTGTTTGTGTACTGAGGCCTTGTATAGTGTTCTTTGAATGTCCAAAACAACTTATGATTTTGTATTTCCTTTGTCATTCCCTCATCAACACTCACTAAGACGTCGACATGCTTGTCTGTGTACATTCTATTACAAGCAAATACAGTACCTCTAGATTGTAAGTCACTAGTGTCAAATTCAAGACGAGATTGACCATTTCCTAGTACGAAGGCAAATTCATTCATAGTTTATTATAGCAATATATACTGTATGAGTCTACTCAAATTTTCTCATAAAAATTATACGTGGGGCATTGTACGCAATCAAAAATGTGCAAGTACCACAGTTCTAAGTTACATAGCACAAGTGTTATGGAACGCAGATCCAAATGAGTTACAAGCATACAATACTTTTAACACGCATGCACCCGGTGTTTATCGTAAGTTTCTAAACTTTAGTGACTATGAGAATGAACTAGCTGAGTGTGATATTCGAGTTGCAATATGGAGAGATCCTGTTGAAAAATTTGTAAGTGGATTCTATCATACAATGTATTCTCCTACAGGCGCACAGGATGCACTCTGGCAAGGGCCACATACACTTGATGAGTTTTTAGAAAACTTTGATTACTACTACGCCAATAGCGTACAAGTTCGAGAACACTGTGGTACAAATACTCAACGCCTCGGACCTAGTCCAGGTTTTTACACAGACGTTTACTATTATACAGAGACTGATCGGTTAGCACAGTTACTAGGTGCAACAACTCTTGTTAACTTGCGTAAAACAGATAGTAAACCTAAACTTACCAGTAAACAACGTGAACGTATTGTGGAATTACAGTTCGCAGATTACACAAACGGATGGGCATAAAAAAAGAGGGAGACTAAAAAGCCTCCCTCCGTTTTTCAAGCTGTTAGCCTTATCGCTTATGCAAAGCTGATGTTTGACATTGCGATCTCGCCAACGTAGTCGCCTGCGTTGCCGAGTGATGAGGCTGTGTTTGATAGCTCAACATAACCATAACGTGTCATGAAGCTAACAACTGGCTCAAATGTACTTGGATCAAGTACTGTACCTGAGCTCATTAGTGGTACATATGGGCAGTAGAATGCTGCTGCATCTGTCTCACTTGAACCCTTGTAACCAACTAGAACGGCAGTTGAATCTGCTGCATAGCTGTCTACATAGATACGCATTGCGCCATTTAGTGTACCAACGAACTTGGTGTTTGTTGGTGCCTCAAATGTGCCTTCAGTTGTACGAGCAAAAGCACTTGTGCTTGCACTCTGTAGAACTGTTAGTGCTTCTGGGCTAACAACTGCCCAGTTACCTGCACCACGACGTGTGCGCTGAGCAATCTTGTTAGCAACACGGTTGACTAGAACTGCAAGAGCTGCATGCTCGTCACCAACGTATGTTGCTGTACCACTTACTGCTGCCTGGTTGTAGGTCTCTTCTGTTGCTGCTAGTGAGCGAAGTGAACCGAGAACTTCCTGGTCGATTTCAGCGGTAATTTCTTGTGCTAGGGCAGCCATAATTTCTGCCTCAACATCGATACCGTGCATGGACTGTGCGTCCTGTGCGGCTTCAAATGTCCAGCGAGCCTGTAGCTTACGTGTCTTGGCTTCTACTGGTTGCTTCAAGATTTGGATTGAGATCTGGTTACCACCGTCACCTTCCATAGCTGCTGTTGTACCTGCACGACCTGTTGTGCTTGTTGCACTGGTTGTACCGGAATATGCTGTTGCAATCTTGAATGGGCTTAGTGCTTCATCACCTGCTACTGTGTCTGTCTCAAATGGTGAGCTAGCTGTTGATGTAACAGTCTCAGCATAACGAACACGTAGAGTGTGAATCTGGCCAACTGGGCCCTGCATTGGTTGAACACCAACGATTTCGTTGGCGATAACTGTTGGCATAACACGACGGATAACTGGTAGAATAACACGGTTTAGTGTTGCTACGTTACCACTTGCTGTTGCGCCAGTGGATGCTGCCTCTGCGAGATACTTCTTAGTATTCTCTAGGACAACTGACATGCTGCTGCGGCGTGAACCTTCGAGGCCCTCAAGTAGGGCGTCCTTGGTCTCATCCCAACGGCTTTCTAATAGTACGTCTGACATTTATAGTCTCCTCTAGTACCTTACTTCAGGCCTGCCAACTGGCGTAGTTGAACAATATTGCTATCGTCCTTTTCTTCTACAACCGGTTGTGTTTTAATTTCTTTATCTCCTGTTACCTCACGGCTTTCAGAAATTACTTCCTTCTTAGCCTTTGGTGCAGCACCGTCTAATACTGCGGGTAGATAACGATCGAAAGCGGATTCTAACTTACTTGTTTGTACGCTTTCTAGAAGGTCACGCATAATTGCGCCCTTTTCTTTATTGAGCTTGCTGAGCATCTTGTCCATTGTTTCCTTGCGTGTTACGCTTTCTGTAATGGCTTCAACTTCACGCTCTTTGCTCTCAATAATCTGTGCCTTTTCAGCGTTTGCTGCTTGACTTTCAACTAGTTCAGCGTCCTTGGCTTCAAGGGCTGCTTCTAGCTGACGAATTTCTTTGTTTTCGTTGAGATAGCTTGCGCTAAATTCGCTGGCAAATGCCTCAAAGATCTTGCGTCCAAAGGTGTTTTCTTTGGCTGCTTCGATATCCTCTTTAAGTTGAGTTAGTTCTTTTTCTAGATTCTTAGCAACTGACTCCTGAACAATCTTTGCGCTACGCTCAATGAATGACTCTTTGAGTTTAGCAAACTGCTCACGTGCTTCCTTAACTAGGCGTACCTTTGTCTCTACGACATCGTTACGATCTGTCTGGAAGTCCTCAATTTCTTTAGCTAGGTTTTCAATAACAAACTGCTCAAGACGTTCAACAGTAGCGGCCTGTGCACTGCGGTCTTGGTTTAGTTCTTTAACTTCTTCTGCTAGCTTTGTAACAAGGAACTTGTCAAAAGTACCTGCTGTTTCCTGCATCTTAGCAACAAACTTAGCGCGGTCTTCTGCGATTGCTTTCTTTTCAGAAGCAAACTCTTCAATTTCCTTTGTGAGGTTTTCAGTTACCATACGATCTAAGGCCTCAACCATAACGGATTTGTCGTGCTCATAGCGACGAGCAAATTCCTCACGGAGTTCTGCCCTAACCTCTTCTTTGGTTTCACTTAGCTTTGCTTCCCAGGCTTCCTGGATTTCTTGCTTAGTGTCCTCATTGATGAGGTCGCTATCTAAAAGTGGTTTGATAGCATCTAGCATTATATTCTCCTAGATCTTAAGGTCCTTGATAAGACGAGTTACCTCATCCTTCAAGTATTTTTGTACTTTTTGATTACCATTTGCTTCTCTAGCAATCTCAAGTACAGTGTGCCCATTACGCATATTCAAAAGTCCTTCGTAAATCGCTTTAGGATATGCATTTGGTGCACTTGGTTGTGCCACAACATCTACTGTGACAATTTCGAAGTCAGATACGTTACCTGTAGATTCTGCAACGTTGCCGCTGCCTCTACTGCTAACGCCTAACTTAACACCACTTTCCAACATGGTCTTTACTAGAGTACCCATTGGAGTTGGTAATATCTTTAGCTTTCCATAGCCGTTAGGGCCGTCCATCCACATTTCAGTAATCATGTGGCTAACACGATCTAAATTAATCTTTAGATCATCGGGGTGATCAACTTCACCAAGCACACTGTTACCTGATGTGATCTGGTCATTGAGCTGCTTAACGGCATTGGAAATTTCAGCGACAGGGTAAACACGCTGGTTTGCGTTCTTTACCCCGCCCTGAATACAAATGCCCTTCATAAAGAGATCCTTACCGTCGTTCGCAGATTCTGTTACTACACGAGCTTGATCGAAAGTAAGGTGTTCCCTAAGGTAGTTCATATTGTTCTACCTTATGCTTTGCTCATTGTTGCGCCTTTTGGATCGGCTGCGTCTGTTTGAACTGTTGCTTTTGGTGCTGCTCCGCCTGACTCTTCGCCGGTTGGATCAACTGCTTTACCGCCCATGTCGTTCTTACCTGCGACTGGACCGCTTGCGCCGTCACCTTCTTCAACGTTCTTTGCATTGACCTTTTCGCTGTACTCGCGGACAACTTCCTCAGTCTCTTCAACTGATTCCATTTCTTCCTCTTCTTCGTCAGCTTCTTCGTCGCCCATTTCCATGTCCATTTCGTCATCCATGTCCATTTCGTCGTCCATGTCCATGTCCATTTCTGGGCCTTCTTCTTCGTCGCCGCCCATGATCTTCTCAAATTCTGCTTTGAGTTCGTCTAGTGCGTCTTCTAGGTCAACAACGCGATCTTCGATCTCTTCGTCG